ACGATTGGGGAAGTTCCCAAGCCGAGCATCTAAATCATCTTCTGATTCGTCCTCTGCTTTTTCTTCCTCATCTTCCTCAGTGGGCTCATCCTCAGGTTCATCTTCTGATGTATCTTCTTCTGAGGGAGTCTCGTCCTCTGAATCCAACTCATCTAAGATTTCCTGTTCCTCGTTTTCATTTGTCCCTTCTGCTGGATCAGGCCCGTCTAGGATAGCCAGATCTTCAGGATCGGCGAAAGGAGATGATACATTCCCTGCATTACTCATTATTACCTCATGGGCATCGCACCCGGCGATGAAGATTCAGGCGGTGTGCCTGGCGGAGTGTTGCCTTGCGGTTGAGCAGTTTGCTGTTGCACTGCCGCAAGATGTTCCTTCAAATGAGCCAGTACATTTGCTCGGGCTTCCGGGTTAGTCTGAATTAGATCTAATCCAGTCTGGCTCTGAAGGAAGTCTCTACAAACCCGAGCCTCAGCGATGTGGTCATCAACATCGTAATCTACAGGTAACGATGACATATTCTCGTTCATCGGAGTACCCGTTAACAAGACTTGAATTTCTGTATACTGCTTCAGTCTTGACTTCTGACCGGGTAAGTTAAGCTCAGGTAACCCAATCAGAGACGCTAGCATCGTTGCGTTTTCCGGAGTAAGGATAGCTTCATTGATCTCCGGAACCTGCATCTTCACTAGCTCAATTAAGATATCTCGCTTCTGCTGCCACGTAAGAGGGAATGCCTGTGAAGATTCAGGCTCAACCTCACCTACCCGGCCATTCTGAACGTCAGCATAGATAGTCTTATTAAGATTGACAGAACCCTCCTTCACAACGAAGGTTTCATCCTCCATCAGGTTCCGAACATACTCAGGAACAGCCTTACCAAAGATATCTGCCCACCAAGAAACGAGAGCCTTGTAAGGTGTCATGAGCCGCTGCAAAGCCATCTGGCGAGATGCAGCATACTCTGAATATGTTTTACTTCCTCCACTCATTACCCCACCATAGAGTGATGGGAATGAGCCTACCACGAATCGACCATTCTCCTGATTACGAGCGGAGAACTTATCGATCTCCTGGCTCATAATAGCAGTCTTAGTCGTATAGAATAATTCTCCAATCGAAGTACGGTTCGGAGGTAAAGTGACCGGATAGATCTGGCCCGGCTTACTCTCAGTCTCCGCGTACTTCTCAAAGTCCAGTGCATCACTATGGACAAAGGTTTGAGCGATTCCCTGCTCCATAGTCTGCAGGGTCAAGTTAACAATCTCATTCTCAATGTCATTGACGTCGATGAGTGGCTTACCCATCGGGTCTGGATGAATATGGGAAGAGGTTGGATGCTCAAAGATTGTCCAACGATCGTCTAAGTTAGACTCCTCTAAATGGAGGCATTCACCATTGACAAAGACGCCATGAACTCCGGTAGGGAAGTCTTTAACTAACTCATCCCCTTCCTCAATACTGTTCCGATAACAAGCGTAGGGACGTAACCATACACGCTTGACGGTGGCCCTAGAACCTTTAAGATCCTCAAGGACTTGGGGTTGACGAGCATATGTCTCTTCCCCACTATCTCCATCCCCAAACGCCGAGGCATCAAACTTAAAGTCGTGACGGATCTTAGAGACATGTTCCTCGGACTCAAAGATAAGGTAAGGAGTTCCAGCCTGATTCTCAGCGTCGGGGCTAACCTTGATATGAGTCAGTCCATAAACTTTAATGCACTGGCGGCTCTTAGGAAGAATGTTCTGACCCACCACATCAGGAACAAGTTCCTTCCTAGTCTCTTCTAACGGCTCGATCTCATTACCACACTCAGGGCACCGGGTCGCTGATTCCTGATTGACAGTAATTTCACCAGTGGCCTCATCATACTGATTGACAGACTTGGTAGACCGACCAATAACTCCTTCGTCGAGTACTGCTCCACAGTTAGGGCACTTGTGTTCCTTAACTTCGTACTCAACGTTTTCGATTTTATCTTCAGCTACGGTTCCATACTCTTCAGACTCATGAGAGTAGTTGTATGCAGCAAGGAATCCCTGAGTCCACAGAAGATAGACTGCCTTAATGAATAACATAACTGCTTTATTCTGCTTCTGAATGAGCAGAGCAGCAGTCGTGTAATTCTGTGCAGTTCGGATGTCGTCAGCATCTTCCGCATTGTGAGGAGTGAAGCTAACAGTCGGAACATCCACGGACATAGCAGCAATGATAGCCTCACCATGTGCCCGATAGATGTTCACTACCTTAGTGTAATAGTCCTCATCATCAGCGTCAGGACTTTCAGTGAAGTCCCGATAGTCTTGTGCTGAGTCATCCCAATACTTATAATGGTGACCCCGGAAGTAGTACTCTCCTAGCTTGGCAATACGAAGCTGGTACGAGCGGGCCATCTCGTCATCCCGCTCATACTCTGAAATAATATCATAAAGTGGCTTACCCCACTTCTCAATTAGGTCAGTCACTTCTTCTTACCTTTGCTAGTTAGTAGCCTATCAAATAAACCCGGCTTCTTTTTAGTAGTGCCCGAAGGACTCTTACCGAGAAGCGAAGTCATGGGCATGGCGGGGATCGTTAATACCTTCTCCTTCTGAACGGCCTTCTGAGATTTCATCTTCTATCCTCGCCAATTCTTCAAAGACTGATTCTTCCTCAGCCTTCGATTTCCCCGACCAGTACTCTAGATTCCTCTTAGCTTCCTCTGTCATCGGAGGAACATTTCGCTCCTTCGATTTCCTCTCTAATTCCATACGCCTCATCTCTACTGACTTATATCCAGAGAGTCGGATGGGATCAGGTGAGGGTTTAATTGTTCGCTCTGAACTTGCAAGAGGACTAGTTTCAGATTGCCTATAAATGCGATAAAGCCTCCGATGAGCTAATCGTAGCTCTATTCGAAGGTAATCAATCTCATCTCGTAAGGCATCCTCTAGATAGTTAGGTTCACGAACATCGGTGAACAACCATCGCCAGAATCTTAATAACATTAGTGACGTCTCCTACGGAACAACCGGACTCCAAATCGTTTCCGTTTCTTGGATTCCTGTAATGCAGCAATCTGGTACAGAGCAGTCTGATCATTTGCTGCAGATAGTCTAGCTCTCAAGTTTTGGAACTCTTGTTCCTTTGCCCCTTCTCTCATTGCCATCTGTTCATAGAGAAGTGCAGCTTTGAGAGTATATCGAATGTTATCGTAAGAGTCGTCTGATTTGAACTGAGCAACATCTTCCTTCTTATGTTTATCGTACACACAGAGAGGAATGGTTGCAATCAGGTCTTTACAAGTATTAAAGATTTGTAACTTGGGAAGATTCTTTTCAACCTCTGGAGGAGCAAACATCTGAACATAGTTGAGATATTTCTCACGCCCGTACAGTCTATAGATACGATCTGCTAACGTAGGATCATACTCCCCAACATGGTTGTTGACTACAGGCTTGGCAGTCCATCGTAAACAATCTTGGAGCAACATCTTTCCAGAGACACGATCATTATCAGCGATGTCTACGATACGGGCATATTCAGGCCCAATGTGTCTAAGGAACTGGTCATAGATTGTTTCAGATCCTTGATTCTTTCTGGAGGATGGGTCGATGTGAATAAGTTTCAGATTCTCCATCCCGTCTGCCATCCGGACAAACTCTGCAGACCAGAGAGCAATCTCAACTCCACGTTCCGCATACTCCTTGAAAACGTAGATTCTTCCGGTAGGTGCGATAGCTGAGAAGTGGATTACTGTCTTAGCCTGAAACCCCCAATCGATAGTCGCTACCTTAGGCCAAAAGAAGGGAATCTCGAACGGCTCGATTACGTGATTAGCGTTCTCAGGCTCACCTTCTAATGGACCATCTGGTCGGAATGCAAAGACCTGACCCTCAAAGGAGTGCCAAGAGCCATCCTTCTTTGCATCACGTTCAGCTTTGCTCAGAAGATCAAGAGCATCTATGTAATTGGGATCAGCGTACTTGTTATCTGCAAGCTTCGCAGGGATGAAGATCCGCTTGTTTCGGGGGTTCCGCTTATCAACCAGTATCGTATAACCATCTTCGTTTGGCTTAACAAAGCGATTGTAAACCCACTCATGACCAACATTACCGGGGTTTGTTGCAGAACGAGCGACTGCAGGAAGATTTTTTGGGTCAGGGGAACGGAGTCGAGATCCGATTAGATATAAATACTGGTACTCGGTGAAGTGAGTAAGTTCGTCAAATGCAACATAGCAAAGCTGACCACCGTCATACTTCGCCATATCCTTCTCATGTTCAGCATGACCGAATCGAATCCTGGCACCTGAAGGAAATTTCCATAACTTTTTCCCTTCAATGTACTTCGCTCCAAAAGGTTTGTAGTACTCTTCGGAACGTGGGATGACTTCTTGGTCTAGCTCTGGTAGGGTTCGTCGAAGGATTAGTCCCTTGAACTTGGGATGATCAATCCACCGACGGATGACAGGGAACATGAGTAAGAGGTCAGTCTTACCCCCACCAGCTGCACCACCATACAGTAATTCTCGGATGGTGTCAGGGACAGCTAGTGCGTCCTTCTGACGATCATGAGGGTCCC